GACAGTGGCAGAGCTGGCAATGAAAATGGGCTACAGATACAGCGATAGATTACAGGTGCCATTGTTCAAGAATGCTTGGGGAACGTAACTTGGTAAATCGCGATTGGAAAACAATTGATTTTTTCCAAAAACAGTTGTAAAATAAGGATATGAAAGTTAAAAAAACAAAAAATACAAAAGTTGAAAAGAGCGAAGAGCCCATGGTCAAGGTTCTGCAAGTGAATGTGAATCCAGAAAATCCAAGAAATGGATTCTTTGAATTGGATTGGAATAATGAGTTTGTGAATATGTTGAAACAGAATGGCTACAAAGGTGCATCTGAAGAGGAAATAGTGGATCGTTGGTTTCAGAGCCTTTGCCGGACCATCGGCAACGAGCAAGGTGTGGATGTAACAGGTGCAGGTTATGTTCAAATCAATAGAAGAGATGACGGCAAGACTGAGGTATCATAGGTATGACCCACATACTGGTAGATACCGCTAACACTTTTTTCCGAGCAAGGCACGTGATACGTGGCGATGCTTCTGAAAAGATCGGCATGGCCATACACATCACCCTAAATTCCATCAAGAAAGCCTGGAATGATTTTGACGGCACCCACGTAATATTCTGTTTGGAGGGACGCAGCTGGAGGAAAGACCACTATGCTCCCTATAAGAGGAATCGAGCAGAAACAGTGCAGGCAATGACGGCGGCAGAGCAGGAAGAGAACAAACTGTTCTGGGAGTGCTATGATGATTTCGTGGATTTCGTAAGAACCAAGACCAACGTCACGGTGCTACAAAATGGCAGATGTGAGGCAGACGATCTCATAGCTCGTTGGATTGATCTGCATCCTGATCAACAGCATGTTATCATAAGCACAGACAAAGATCTCAATCAGCTGATAGCTCCAAATGTTCGACAGTACAATGGTGTCACTGAAGAGACCATCACAGTGGCGGGCTATTTTGATAAAAAAGGCAATCCTGTGATCGACAATAAAACCAAACAGCACAAGAAAACAGAGAGTGCAGAATGGACGATATTCGAAAAGGCCATGCGAGGCGATCCATCTGACAACATATTTTCAGCTTTCCCGGGAGTGCGCAAAAAAGGCACTAAAAACAAAGTGGGATTGTTGGAAGCATTTGAGGATAGGCTCAACAAAGGTTATGCCTGGAACAATCTCATGCTGAGCAAATGGATGGATCCTGAGGGGGTTGAACACAGAGTGATAGATGATTACGAGCGCAACAGATTGCTGGTTGACTTGCATGCACAACCCGAAGCCATAATACAAGAACTGGATCAAACAATTGTCCAGGCCAAAGCAGAAAACAAACAGATATCACAAGTGGGTATAAGATTCATGAGATTCTGTGCCAAATATGACCTGCAGAAGATCACGGAACAGGCACAGTTGTATGTGGAACCGTTCAATGCGAGGTTGGCATGACCATGCGAGCAAAGATATTAGTAAAAGATAAATTTTGGATCATAGAAGAGAATGGCCAGAAATTGGGCACACTGCAAAGAAAAGACGACAATGGTTGGATCTTCCTGGGCAAGAAAGATCAAAGACAGGAATATCCCACACAGGAAAGCCTGTACGCACGATTTGGCTCAGGCATATTTGCCACAGATATCACAGTGCCAGAAAATAAAGCGCCACACATCGAAACGGAATTTCAGGTGCATGGCTATACTTGCTCACAACAGCCTTACAATTCCATGTTTGACGTGCAAAAGCAACTGCCCGTTTACACCAAAACACCCAAAAGCCGCAGCTTGTTTTGTGCAGGCTATTATATCATCAGCTTCCCCAAAGGTTGGAGGAAAGCCTACTGTCCCAAGGTAATTACACTACAGAGATATGCATACAAAGGGCCTATCAAAACCAAAATAGAAATGCAACAGGTATTAAATGACGCAATCAAAGAGCAAGCTGCAAACTCAGCCCATTGAAGACTTCATAGCCAGAGTACGCACTGCCAAAAACAAGCAGGAAAAAAGTATTGTTTTGACCATGCAAGACGCCGACCGTTTGGCATCTAGTTTGAGCCAAACCATGATGAGAATAGTGTCTGTGCAGGAAGATATGATCGAGGCATTGAAAACAGCACAGCAGGCTCAAACGATCAACATAGAAATGGACGGCGGCAAGTTCAGCAAATAATCTATCTGGTAAAAATTGGTAAATACCTTGATAGATTATGTCAAGACCAAAACCCACAGTGCTGTTGACTATCAGCAATAAAGAGACCTACAAGCAAGAAGAAGTTCTCGCTGCGGAAGGAATCTGGGCGGTATTTTACGATGGTAAACCCATCAATCTTAAAAGTGCCAGCTTGGTTTCCAATTACCCAGGTCCCAAGTACAAGAAAGTTTCTTTTTCCAACCCGGGACATGCGGAGAACCTGGCCAAGAAACTCAACACCATGCACAAGACTGACAAGTTTGGCGTGTACCTATTAAAGTCCGGCGAAAAATTCAAGCGATAATTAACAGTATGGACGTCAAGACCGCCTATACTCGCACCTTCATGCAACTGCTGAATCAGCCCGACCATGAGGAAACTGTCAAGAGCTGTTATTACACTTGGTGGCAGAACGTGAGAGAAAGCTATCAGGCTAGGTCGTTGCGACTGACCAAGCAGGGGCTTGACATTGTAAAAAAATTAGAGATCAAAATCTACACAATCAAGTTCCCAGACAAGATCATCTTCACGCCACAGACCTTCCTATGGTTGGACGAATTTGTGGACTGCCCATATCATGTGGACAAGAAACAGATCACTGTCACAATGGAAAGAATGGCACTTCAGTTGATGATGTTTGCCGGTGACGTGACCAAATATGGGCTTGCCCGCGCCATGAGCAAGGCGGATGAGCAAAAAAGCCAATAATATCAATTGGTTAAATCAACTTGACCTTATACGGTTTTATGCTATAATGGTAGTATAAACAAATTGTAGAGAGGTCTAAAAATGGTGAGCAAAAAGGAAAAGAGCACAGCGGTTGGCTCTCAAAACAGAACCGTTACTCCAAATGAGGCGAAGGCAGCATTATCGCACTGCATACAATTAAAGAGACCACTAATGATGTGGGGTGCTCCCGGTATTGGTAAATCTGATATCGTGAAACAGGTGGCACAAGACCAAGATAGACAGGTGATAGACATAAGATTGCCTCTGTGGGAACCCACTGACATCAAAGGTATCCCCTATTACAATGCCAAGGAAAACAACATGGTATGGGCTCCTCCAGCTGAGCTGCCAACCAATCCCGAATCCACCGATATTATATTCCTAGATGAACTCAATTCCGCTGCGCCTGCTGTGCAGGCGGCAGCATATCAGCTGATTCTCAACCGCAGAGTGGGGCAGTATCACCTGCCAGCGGGCGTGGCCATTGTGGCCGCGGGCAACAGAGACGCAGACAAGGGAGTGACCTACAGGATGCCAGCGCCGCTCGCCAACAGGTTCGTACACATCGAACTGCGAGTGGACTATGATGACTGGATGCAGTGGGCTACCATGCACCACATACACCCTGACGTGGTGGGCTATGTCACATTCGCCAAACAAGATTTATATGATTTTGATCCCAAGGGATCATCACGCTCTTTCGCGACTCCTAGATCATGGAGTTTCGTAAGCCAACTTCTATCGGACAGCCTGCCTGAAAGTACGCTCACTGACCTCGTGGCGGGCGCAGTAGGAGAGGGACTGGCCGTTAAGTTTATGAACCATCGTAAAATTAGCGGCCAACTACCTAACCCATCCGACATACTGAGCGGCAAGGTCAAGGACCTTAAGGCCAAGGAGATATCAGCGATGTATTCGCTCACCGTTAGCCTGTGCTACGAATTGCAACAGTCACACATCAACAAGGAGAGGAACTGGAATGACAAGGCAGATCGTTTCTTCGACTACATGATGGACAATTTTGAGACCGAACTAGTGGTCATGGGAGCCAAGATAGCGCTGACCAACTACAAGCTGCCATTCGATCCCAGCAAACTTAAATCATTCGACAGATTCCACAAAAAATTTGGCAAGTACGTAATAACTGCCATGGAGTCAAAGTGATGTTCGCCACAGATCAAAAGATCATAGACAAGCTGGTCACCGCCAGGATAGCATTGTTATTGAAGCATCCATTCTTCGGCAACCTGGCCACCAGGCTCAAGATCGTGAACGCTGACAAGTGGTGTGACACCGCTGCCACAGACGGCAGGCACTTCTTCTATAACATCAAATTCATAGACAGCCTTTCCGCTAGAGAAACTGAATTCCTGTTTGGGCATGAGGTACTGCACAATGTGTTCGAGCACATGTTGCTGCGTGTTGGCGACAGAGATCCACAGATTTGGAACATCGCCTGCGACTATGCGGTGAATCAGATACTAGTGGATTACAAGATCGGCGACATGCCCAAGGGCAAGAAGGGCGAAAACAAAGGTTTCCAGGATGACAAATACAAGGATTGGGCGGCAGAAAAGATCTATGACGAGCTGTACAAGAATGTGAAAAAGCATAAGATAAATTTGAACAAACTGGGTGAATTGATTGATCAACACCTGCAAATGAACAAGGACGGAAATGGCCAAGGTGATGGCAAGGATAAGCAAGGTGAAGGCAGTGGTGCCAACAAGCAAGGCCAGCCGGTCTATACCAAGGAGGAACTGAAAAAGATCAAGGACGAGATCAAGGAGGCCATGCTGAGCGCGGCACAGAGCTCGGGAGCAGGTAACCTGCCCGGCAGCATACAGAGATTGGTGGCTCAGCTTACTGAGCCGAAAATGAACTGGAGAGAGATCATACAACAGCAGATATTGAGCACAATGAAGAGCGACTACACATTCATGAAACCCAGCAGGAGGAGCTGGCACATGGACGCAATACTGCCCGGCATGATCAACACAGACAAAATTGACATCTGCCTGGCGATCGACGCATCGGGATCCATTGACGATGACCAGTGCAGAGAATTCCTCAGTGAGGTGCAGGGCATTATGGACCAGTACAAGGACTTCCGCATACATCTTTGGTCCTTTGACACCAAGGTATTCAATCCGGTGATCTACACGCCCGACAACCAGGATGAACTAAAGGACTACAAGCTGGGGTCTGGTGGCGGAACTGACTTCATGTGCAACTGGGATTACATGAAGGAGGAGGGCATCGAGCCCAAGAAATTCATCATGTTCACAGACGGTTGGCCCTACGACAGTTGGGGCGACAAGGACTATTGCGACACCATATTCCTGATCAACAACAGCCTGGAAAGAAATATACAAGCACCATTTGGATTGACGGTGAATTATGAGGATTAATGCCAAAAATTTCCACACAAGAAAACTAGATCGGATACCACCACATTTCAAATCGATATCTTTACCAAGTCAAACAGATCACCAGATGCACAAGACTGCGCGCTGGATCTATGCCAATTGCGCAGGCAGGTTTGCCATGGTAAATGATGTCAAATACCAAAATGACCAAGTGCAGATATTGACCACCGTGGGCTTCGAGGAACACAGCGACCTCACACTATTCATACTCAGCGGCATGACTCAGAATGCTGTGATTTAAGCATTGACCTCGCTAACTAATTTTGTTACAATTGTATTCTAATTGCAATTAGGAGAAAAAATGGCAACAAAAAAAAC